TCAGTTTCATTGACCCAGCCGCTGGAGATTTCGTCATTGTCAATGACGCCTTCCAGGGCATCGGTCGAGATGACCTGTACGCTAGCATAAGCGCGAACCGGGCTGGTCTCGTAGATGCGCGCGGTGATGCGACCCGACATATCGGGATGGACCAGATAGCCGCCGTCTGGATCGCTGCCGACCGAAAGCGCCTTGGCTTCGTCAGCCGAAAGCACGCGGTCATCCTTGCGAAGGTAGCGGTCGAACGCAGTCTTGTACTGATCCAGATCGGCCGCGGTATATTCGCGGACATCCGAGCCGTGACGCTTGGCGTTCATGCGTGCCCAGTCGAGCGCCTTTTGGTCAAGGTCGATAGCCTCGCCCTTGGCGTCGGTCACAACGCGGGACTGACGCTTAACGGCCAGCGCCGCAGCGTCGGCAATCTCGCTCGCCTTGGCCAGATCGGCCTCCATGCGGCTGATCTTGTCGGCCAAGAGCGGATCGCCCTCGCCCTTCTGTTCGATCTCCGCCAGCCGCTCCTCGTTCGCGGCCTTCATCGCCTCAAAAGCAATGTTGATATCATCAACCGCCCTGACGACGTCTTTCAGTTCAATGTCCGGCATTTCTTAGGTTCTCCTGTAGCCGATTGAGTGATGCAAAAACGCCTTTCAGCGCCTCCGCGTCTGGCTCATCCACCGCTACATCGTCCCGATGCGCCGCAAAGCCTTTGAAGCCCTCGGCGGCAACCGCCTTGGCCTCGCGCTGAGAAAAGCCCGCGTCCCGCAAGGCTTTCTCAAACTCTCTGATGGTCCGGATGGACTTAACGCCCGTCACCGTTGCCCGCTCGTTCATGGGAAACGTGACCAGGCTGACCTCGAACAATTCCACTTCTTCCAGCGCCCGCACGCGGCCATCCGCTTCGTCGCTGGCGGCAAGCGTGCGATAGCCAATGCTCATGCCATCGAGCGCGCCGTTCTTCAGCAGGGCGTAGGCCTCCATCCCCTTTTGCACGTCCAGCAGCAACCGGCCCTTCACCCAAAGGCCACGCTCATCTTCGGCCATCTCATCCCATACACCGATGACCTGATGCGGATCATGCTGCCACAGCATTTTGACGCGCCGCTCGCCTTTGAGCGTCTTTGTGAATGCGCCTGGACGCATCACGTCCATGCCGCCATCAACGTTGTGAAAGATGCTGGCATAGCCCTCAAAGCCGCCGGTTTGGTTGAGTTCCTTCAAGTCGAAGGCCGCGTTTTTGTATTGCACTTGCTAACCCCTATTCGATGCCAGGGATGACATGCACCGCCTGGCAGCGGCAATTGATGATGTTGCCTGGATGGCCGTTAGGATCGCCGGGAAACATGATGGCATTTGATTTGCCGTTGATTTGCGGCACGTTGAAAAACGCATCCATGGCGACCGTCACGCCGTCCATGCGGCGATGATCGAACTCGGCAATCGGCTCGTTGAAGTCCCGAATGCGGGTGTCGGCCACGCTGACCCATTCCTTTTGCAACAGCAGCCCGGTGGCCTTTGCCGCCTCGTGCGTGCCGTGGTTGGCCGCGCCGTGCGTCTCGGTCCTGGCAATCAGCGCGCCACGAACGCGCGAAATGCGCTGGCTGGTAGCTTCCAACGCCGTAGCGATCTCATCGAGCGATTGGCCTTGCTCCTGGCCGCGCGTTAGGCGTGTGATGATCCGCTGCCGCGTCGTTTCGGCAATGTCCGTGATTTTCTTTCGGATCGCCTCGGCGCGGATATATTCCAGCGCCAGCCGCTGGAACAATTCGGCAAAGCCTTTGCGCTCCAGCTGGTGCAGCCCGCGCGCCTTGCCGTCGTTCAAGATACGCTCACCGAACGCGGTAACGGTGGTGCTGGCCAGGTCGGCAAAGATCGCCGCAACCCGCGCCTCGTGCTCGGCGGGAAGATACGGCACCGAGCCGGTCGAGCGCAGTCCATTGACCATTTCCATGGTGGCCCGGTGAATCTCAACCGCTAGCGGGCGCTGGTATTGAATGGTGATACTCTGCTGCAGACGCCGCTGCTGAAAGGCAATCTTTTGGCGATCCAGGCCGAGAAGCGTTCTCATGGGCCCTTCACCTCCCGCGGCTCGCCATAGGCCATCGCCTTTATGTCCTCTGCGGTCATGTCGGCCGGCAAGCCGTCGTTCATTGAGAGCGCGTCCGCAAGGCCAATCTGACCGGCGCTAACCAGCAGCACGTCGCCTTCCGGCAGCGGCTTATATCCCTTCAACTCGCGCCGCTCGTTGATGGTCAGGTCGGTCGCCTTGTCGGCCATGTCCCAAAGCGTCTTGCGCTTGTCGGCAATGGCCGGGATCTGATCAAGATCGGCCTTGATAACCTGGTCGCCAAAGTACGGCCCAAGCCACATGCTCCAATCGTTCGCGAGGCGATCCACCAGCGGGATTACCGTGTCCTCCCAGAAGGCCAGTCGCGCCTCGGCATAGTTGGCGAAGGTGTTGTCGCCCTTCACGCCCATCAGCAGCGGCGGCACCCCAAACGCCAGACAGATATCGCGGGCGCTGGCATAGCGGCTTTCTAGAGCGTCCATGTCGGACGGGCTAAAGGCCATCGGTTGCCACTTCATGCCGCTTTCCAGCAGCATGGGTCGGCCAGCATTGGCAGCGCCTGAAAATTGCGTTTCGACCTGGGCTTTGAGCCGGTTGAATTGCTCGCTGGTCAGATCGTCCTCGGTCTGGAGCGCGCCGCCCGGTCGGGCGCCGTTTTGCAGCAGCGCCTTGCCCATGGCTAAATTGTCGTTGTGCGTGTCGATGCTGTATGCGCCCGCCTCGATTGGCGACATGCCATACCAATCATCGAGCGGGTTAAACAACTTGTCGTGCCGCACGTCGGATTCCATGCTGCCCGGATCAACATCCCAGCGCCTGGTTTGCCCGCCAATGGCGTAGACATAGGCTAACGGATAGCCGTCATTGCCAGGGATCACCTTCATGCGATCCGGTCGCAGCGTATAGAGTTCGCGCGGCTGACTGCTGACCATGATCCGCTCATCATAGCGATTGCCCGCAATCATCAGATAGCTGATGGTCGCCATGACGTATTCGTCGCCACTCTGGCCGGGATTAGGCTTGGTCAACAGGTCAAGAAACGGGCTTTCGCTCAGTTCCGTTTCGCCCCGCCATGCGGTCCAGCGCACGCTTGCCACGCTTTCGGCGATCCGCCGGACGCACTGATAGGCGATGACGTTGCGCCGATAGCCCTCATCCGCGAAGGCAGCATAGTCACGATTGCTCCACGCCGGTTGCCCTGGCGACGTGACCAGAAGCGCACCGACCTTGGACGCTTTGGCCTCAGCCCGCGCAAACCAATCCCGCCAACCCATCAAAGCACCCGCACACGCGGTTGGCGGTTGATGGCGAGACGCGCGAAGGCGCCGGACGCGGCGTCGATCTGGTCCTTGTACTTCCCAACAGGGAATGATTTGTGCTCATCAATGAACATCTGATTCCAATCGCCTTTCGCCAGCTTGACGTTGCCGGCTGCTACCTGTGCCGCGTAAGGCTCGGCCCGCAGTTCCTTGGCGCCGGTTGCGCGGTCAGCTTCGACGCTATAGCCAGCCAGGTTGCGGATCGTGCCTTCCGCCGATTCCTTGCCGCCGCTGCCCGGCTCCTGCTCGACGGCAACGCGGCATTCGATGCCGTCCATTTCCGCTGTCTGGCGTATCACCCGCTCACGCTCGGCAGCAGCCCATTGGCCGCGCACCACGTCGAGCACGATAAAGTCACCGTTGGGCAGCACGCCCATCTTGACGCCTGCTGTGTACGCCCCGCCGCCCTTGGTGCCGGCCTTGTCCCAATAGCGGATCAGTCGGTCGATCCTGTTGGGCGGCATCCGCACCTCCAGCCGTTCCCACTCAAAGAAACCACCGCCTCGCGGTAGCGGCGTCTGCTGCATCTGACCGGCGAACGCATACGGCCCCATGATGGTGCGGTCGCGTTCGACCACCTCGGCGGGGAAGCGCTCAGGGAATAGCAACTCGCCTTCCGTCTCACGCCAATCCGTAAAGCCGATGCTGGTCTGGCAGCGCCTGGCCGGCTCAAACTCCATCGGTAGGCAAAGATGCTCATAGCCGTAGTCGTTTTCGAGGATCAGCCCCGATACGTCGCCCTCATGCAGGCGCTGCATGACGATGACGATGGCCGAGCGGTCAGGGTTATTGAGGCGCGTCGGCAGCGTCTCCTGGAACACCCGCACCGCCGTCTCGCGATGGGCAGGCGATAGCGCAGCCTCTACGCTATGCGGATCGTCCCAGATCACCACGTCACCGCGGCGACCGGTCATCGAGGCGACGGCATTGGCTTGCCGCCAGCCGGTTGAATCATTTTCAAAATAGGTCTTCTGGTTCTGGTCGCTGACCATCTCCATTGGCCATCGCGATTGGAACCAATCGCTTGTAACCAGCGCCCGCATCCGCCGTGCATCGCGCACGGCCAGGCCCATCTCATGCGATGCGCCAATGATACGATTGGAGGCCAACCCTTGCGGCCCCCATTGCCACGCCGGCCAGAACACGCCGACCAACATAGATTTCATCGTGCCAGGCGGAATGTTAATCAGCAGCCGGGTAATATCGCCAGACGTGACCGCCTCTAGGTGCCGGCACATGGAGTTGATATGTTCGCCGTGAACGTAGGGCTGCGACGGCTCCAGCACATGCCATGCGCGCTGCACAAAGTCGGCCAGCGATCGCCGGCACAGTTCCCGCTCTAGTGATATCCAATCCGATGCAACTTGATTCGCAGCGGCGCTTAACAGCACCTATTCGCTGTCCTTGGGCTGCATTGCATCAAGCAGTTCGCGGATCGTCTCGGTTGACAGCTTGCTGAGATCGAGCGCCACTGCGGGCGCCGGCTTGAGCGTGCCATCTTCGTTGGAAAGGTTTACGTCCTGCTTTTCCTTCCAGCCCATCCGGCTTTTGGTCCACCAGATCATCGATCCGGTATCGCCAGACGTGGCCTTGTTGAAAAGGCTCGCCCCGACGCGGGCATTCGCCTTGGTCGCGGCCGTGGCGATCTCGCTCTTAAAGTGCCGCCGTAGCGTTGGTGTTGTGATATCCAGGCAAAGCGCAATCTCATCCTGCGGGATGCCAACCGCCACCATCTGCTCGACCATCTGGCGCTGCTGCGCGGTCGGTTCAAACGGTGGCCGGCCCATCCGTTTTTTAGGCGGCGTCTTGCTCGTTTTCGCCTTTGCCATTTTCTACTC